AGAGATGACTAGGGCTAACACCCATATCCAAGCATCTTCCATTACTAGCAGGCCCAACGAACTAGAAAAGGCTGGACACGTTTTCTACCGAGGCGATAAGAGAGATGGCTGTAGAGTCATTAGAGCCAGTGAATACGATACTGGAACGCGAGAGTGCAGCAAATGTTCTGGCGTGTTGCTAAGTTTCTACAAAATGAAATGTCAAAGCCCCAAGTGCAATAAGGATGATCTATGAGAATTTGTGAGCATGAACAAGGCACTCTTGGCTGGATTGAAGCGCGATTAGGATGCCCTAGTGCGTCTATGTTCTCCAAGCTATGCACATCCAAGGGTGTCTGGTCTACGCAAGCTGATAGCTACATCAATCAACTGGTAGCTGAAGAACTAACTGGAGAGCAAACTCCGTTTTATCAAAATGATCACATGCTTCGCGGGACTGAGTTAGAACCTGAAGCGCGTGACCTGTATTGTGTACTGCAAGATGTGGAAGTTAAGGAAGTCGGTTTCTGTCTACATGACACAATCGCTGCTGGGTGTTCACCAGATGGATTGGTAGGCGAATCGGGAGGGTTGGAAATTAAATGTCCTACAGGTTCAACTCACGTAGGTTACTTGAGGGATGGCACACTTCCCTTGAAATATAAACAGCAGGTAATGGGCTGTCTATGGGTAACTAAACGTGATTGGTGGGATTTCTTTTCTTATCATCCTGGCATGAAACCTTTGATCGTTCGTGTTGAACGTGATGAGGAATACATAGCCAAACTGGAAGAGTGTGTGTCCAGGGCGGTTAATTTAATCAATGACAATGTCATTAAATTTTGGGATTAGGAGATTTAAATGAGTGATTACGATAACACTAACCGAGGTGCGCTGTTTAAAAACGAAAGGAAAGAGCAGCCAACTCACTCCGATTACAACGGTACAGTAAACGTAGATGGGAAAGAGTTCTATCTAAACGCCTGGTTAAAGGAATCGCAAGCTGGCAAAGCTTACATGAGTCTGTCGGTCAAGGCTAAAGATGCAACAAAGTCTAATGGCTCACCTGCATCGCCTACAATCGCAGCAGAAGATGTACCCTTTTAATCTAACGGGGGCGCAAGCCCCCATCTTGGAGGATAAGCTAGGAGTGGATGATGGAATTTAAACTAATCAATGGGGCATTGCTTCCAGTTAATAATGAAGCTCGTAGCTTTTTGTCGGGTTGCCCTAACGGAGGTATTGTTAATTTACAGAAATTGCCAGAAGGGAAACGAACTCAAAAGCAAAACTCTTCCTTGCATCTATATTGTGAATGGCTGGCACAGGCTTTGTGTGATGCTGGGCTGGATATGAGAGCAGTGTTAAAGCCATCTGTAGAAATACCCTGGACACAACCATCAGCTAAAGAACATTTATGGGTTCCGATTCAAGATATTATGTTTAACAAAACAAAAACATCTGATCTTTCTCCGAAGGAAGTTAACGCAGTGTATCTAACTTTAAGTAGGCACATGTCCGAGAAACATAATGTTTATGTGGATTTTCCAAGCTCACGTTGAGCTACTTTAAAAGCACGATTTAGGAGTTGTTATGCATATAGGTAAGGCAATTAGAAAAGCCCATGTAATTACTAACATTAGACACACGACAGTCGCGAAGGCTCTGGACATCAGTGCAGCTAATTACTGTCACGCATTATCGCAAAAAGGCATGACTGTTCAGCGTTTTAAAGAAATATGCGATGAGCTAAACATGGACATGAATTCTGTGTATTCTCTTGGAGATGACTCACATGAAGAAAACTAATCTAGATAACCCATTGCTAACCATCACGTTGTTTGTGTCTTTTCTGGTCATTGTTAGCAGCCTGGCAGTGTTCTTTGCTTACGAACGCTTCTCGCCCACGCCTGTTGAAGAACCAACTGCTGTTGCAGAGCCTGTGCGTCCTGAGTTTGAGTTTCATGGCATGCGCTGTACCACATTGCGTCAAAACCCTATATTCACGTATGATGTACAAAGGCAAACAGTAACCTTGCAAGTTGAATGTGCGCCCGAACTAATGTTGAATTATTTTGAAGCAGAAGAGTCGGCGGGAGAAGTGCAAGAATGGTCAAGCCAATAAATTTTATGGACTATATGCCAGAAGATTGGGAAGAAAACAAAGATCATTACAGGCAACCTGATGATGTCGTAGCTATCCGCAAAGTATATCCAATCACTTCATTCTTATTTAGTGTCGGTTTAATTAAGCTGCGATATGACAAGATGAGCAAAGAAGATCAAATTCGCGCAGAAAAAACACTCCGATACTGGCAAAATAATAAGTTAAACCCAGGCTTCTGGAAGTAATGTCGCTAAAAATTAAGAGGCGCAAACGAAAGTCTAAACCAAAAACTAAAACCAGTGCTATGTTGCGTCAGGAATGTTATCGAGCTATTCAGAAGCTTGCACGTATCTCTGCTGCTGATGATAACGGATACTGCGCTTGTGTTTCATGCGGTGTGACTAAGCACTACAGTCAGATGCAGGGCGGTCACTTTATCCCCAAGGGCAATTCATCATACTGGGCATTAGAGATAGAGAACATACACCCTCAGTGTGCAGGTTGTAATATGTGGGGCATGAGACATGGCTCTGCTGCACAGGAGTACACGTTGTGGATGGAAGACATGTACGGCAGGGAATTTGTAGAAGAGATGATCGCGAAGAAGAAGCAAGCAGTTAAGCGATACAAGTCAGATTACGAAGAGTTACTAGCAGAGTTTTTAGAGCTAATTAAAACACACAAGAAAAGGCTGGGCGAATAATGGATAATGAAATACATGTGCAGCTAGTTACGCCAGAAGAAGCTGATGAGTGGCTCAGTGATATGCTGCACACATTAGAAGGGCATGATGTTAACGTCATAGGCACAATAATGTTTATGCTCGAAGACCTGACAGAATTTATTACTCAGAACGAACTTATGAAAAAACAATTCTTAAAGTTTTTGGATGAAAAAAATAAAGGCGAAGAGTTATTGCATTGAAGTCAAAGGTAATAGCCTCCCGCCTCCCCTACTGAGCGAGAGGCGTGTCCCGAAGTTTTAGTTTCTTTGCCTAATTTCTTCCCCATACGCTCTGATATTTTGCTGAATAGCACCTAATCGCTCTCTGCCCTCATTGTCGGTGGCTTCCTCTTCGGCGCGTCTTGTAGCTTGTATAGCTCCAATTCGTGGAAAGTTTTGCAATCCCATAAATGGCCTGCTCATATCAGTTTTATAAAACTCACTCATAACTTGGCGTTCTACATCTGGTCTGCCTGACGCAGCTTTTAAAGCTGTTTTTAGTTTTCCCAAAACAGCCGAGAATATACCAATAGTTGCCTGACCTTTTGCTAGTTGCGTAGCTCCTGGGGCTATATTTATTGCAATCAATCTTTCCAAAGACGGTCTATTAGGAAGCGTGGTATTTCCCGTTCTTTGTGCTACCCTTAGTTGTGCATTTGCTAACTTGATTAAATTATTAAGATTAGTCAAAGCCTCGCCTTGAAAAAGCTCAGAAACCAGTGTTGGATTATTTCTTTGCAATCTGCTCGCTCTCTTAGAAAATTCTGTGATATTAGGCATATCATCTAGTAGCGGAGTAACTATTCCAAATAACACTTCTTGCCGCAAAGACTCCATTTGAGAAGAGTCATTACCAAATATATTATTCAGTCTTTTTACTACTAATCCCGCCTCAGCCTTTCCAACAATCTCGCCTGATCCTAGTATTAAATTTTTAACCTGTTCAGGGGTTAGTTCTTGATCGACTATTGTCCTAATGATTTTAGATTCATTAAAATTATTTTTATAATCTCTATACCAACTATCAGCTTTTTTCCATTTGCTAATTGCTTCTGCGTTTCCAGAGATTAAATCAGCCTCAAACTGAGTATCTATAAATTCGTCTATGTGGGACTTCATTGCTAACAATGCTTGATACTCAGACCTTCCTTCGTAAGTATCCATTTTTTTCATTTTTTTAATATCAGCGTTAAGCAGTTGCCGAAAGTTATGCAATTGATTTAATGGAATGTACCCGTCAACAAGATTGTTATTTTTGTCTAACAAGTCAAAAGCCGTGTTTGAAACAATGTTGTTAAATGTTTTCAGTCTTCCTTGCGCCACTTTTAGGTTAGCAAGATCAAATTGTTCTGTAGCTAACAAATCAGCCATAGATTGGTCTAGTAATTTTAATTGCGCTTGCGGATAGTATGCTTCTGTTGCTTTAGCTTCATCAAATAACTGCGTTGCCATTCTTTTAGTAATCTCTCGCTGCCTTTGCAACCTTTCAGCAAAAGTTCCCAATCGCTCTGCTACAACACGCTGCCCCCCTGTGAACAAGTCTGCCGACTCTGCTAATTGCGCTATTTGGTTTTCAGGTAAGTCACTTAAATCAATTCCAAGCTCTCTTGCCGTTTTTCTTAACTCTGAAATCTTTTGTGATCGAAGAACTGCCGCCCTTCCTCTTCCTGCTATGTCTGGCAAAAAATCTATAAGGGCCTTAGTTGAAACTCCTGCGAACAAAGCAGGTTTATTGACAACAGTTTCTCCCAACCCGCCTCTCTCACCAATCAAGCTTCTTAATGAGTTAGCTTTTTCAAACAATTCATCTGGAACTGCTTCGTTTCTATCTCTGTACCCTTGTATTTCATCCGCAGCAATTTGAAATTGTGTTAATAACATTGGGTCAGCTCCAGTGCTTATCGTTGATCCTCCTGAAGCCGATGTTATAAAATTTTGCGCTGCGGTGCTGCCTTCGTCTAAAAGCATAAAAGGCGCATTAATTACCGCAGAAATATCTTTTCCCGCAGAAGTTTGTGGAGTGTACACAACACTGCCCATTATGCCGTTAATTGAATCCGTGGCATCTTTCAGAGTTTGATACCAAGTTTTATTTTGATATAAACCTTTTAGTCCTTCATATCCCGCCATTACGGTAGCACCCGCAACCGCAGGAACGCCCGTAGCAAAACTAAGCGCAGTTTCACCCACTCCTATAGCAAGCTCTGGCAAACTTGTTCCACCATATGGGTCAGCAATGTTTTCCCCTGCGGAAGTTTGATATTGACTATCTCCTCCAAAGAATTCTTTTATAGATTGCATAGGGGAAGCAGTCACATTAGCGACAGCTTGGTACGGGTCTTCTATTAAACTTTGGGCGGTAATATCTGGCGTTGCTCCTGATGCCATCATTTGGTCATAAACAGCCTTTGCTTCTGGCCCAAGATCGGCAACAGTAACCGCTCCCGACTCGATAGCTTGTTTGATCTCTTCGGGAGAAGGTATTCTGCCTTGCTTGTTTGAAGATTGAGTATTTGAATCTGCCATAATGTATGCGCCTTATCTTGCGAAGTTAGGAGGGCCTTGAGGCACTGGCTCAAATTCGCCAGTAAATTCTTCTCCAGTAACCATCCTGTGCCTATACCTAAAGTCGTTATGTATTTGAGACTTTAAGCGTTCCAAGTTAGCTTTAATAACTTGCGGGTCAGATACGTTAGCCCCAACAATAGTCATAAAATTTTCTACATCTTGATTTGATACTGCTCTTCCTTGCTGATCTGCGACAATTTTAGCCGCATTATAAGTTACCGCAAGCAGCATGCTTTTCATCTCAGCGGATTCTTGACCTAAATTAAATTTCTTGAAAAAGTCGTCTTTTTGATTTCCTGTAAATCTTAAAGCTGAATTTGCTTCTGTGGCTAAATTATTAAAAGTTGACGCGACAGACGCTACAGCGGTATTTGCATCTGAGTTGCTTTCTAACGCGCTTATAATATTATTCGCTTGAGATGTAAAACTATAAACGCCTATCTGCGTGTCTCTTAGCTTTTTGTATTCTGGATTTTTGCTAAAATCTTCAGGCTGTGCTACTACGCTACTTTTAAGAATTAAATCATTGTCATTTATAGTTAATTTAGAATTTGGCAAACTAGGATCAAAGAAATTTCCCAGACCATCATACAAAGCGGTTTGTTGAGTTCCGTCTTCCCTTATTATTTGAATCGGATCAAGTTTTTGCGCGTCTATTTTTTTGGTAAGTTCGGAATAAATATTTTCAACTTGAGCCATAGGTATCGAGCCATCCCTAATAGCTGACTCATCCGCTTCAAATCTAGGGGATAACCTTGCTCGAGTAGCGACTGTATTGCGAAACTCTCTTTCTGCTTTTGCTTCTTTCAGGATTTTTGCTTCTTTATCTGTTTGTATTTTTTGTTTTGCTAATAATTCTGTTGCCGCTTGACGCAAAGAAGCAGCTCTAATTGGGTCAGTGGTTTGTAGCATTTGAGCAGCTTGCGTCAGCCCTTGAGGGGTGTCTAACTTGATCCCTTGTAGTTTTTCTTGCAGCTTCTCGCCAGTAGTCCTGGGATCGATCCCAAGCATAGGCTGTACTGCCCTGCGGATGTCTTCGTTACGCTGCACACCTAACTGACCTGCCATCTGGGCAAGAGGAGCTAATGCTCTAGCCCGGCCTGTAAGACCTGATGCAAGCAAACGCCCTTGCATTTGTCCTTGTTGTAGCAGTTTCTCCTGGCGTTGTTCAGGAGTATCAATGATGTCTGCAAACAACGTGCTTATATTTATAGCCATTTTATACTCCTAATCAAAAATTGATGTTGCTTTATTTAAAGTATTGGAAATGTTGCCTAACGCCCCACCGAATTCAAACTTTCCTGTTTGAGGGTTAATGCCAATAGTAGCTCCTCCTGAAGAAGAATCTTTAGTTTGCTCACCTTTTAACAGATCAAACAGCCCTTGGAACTGCTGCTGACGTAGCGCATTAGCGAGTGCTGAGTAACCAAGCTGTGCTTCTAAAGTAGACTCTGCTAGTCCTGTTCCCAATCCTAAACCTGTGCTTTGTAAAGCTGACCCTAGTCTTGCAGCTTCTAATGATGGCTGCAAATTAGCCAAGAGCTGTTGCTGTCCTTGATACGCACCTGGAATAGCTTGCAGTCCTAAATCACCAGCCAAGTTCATTCTACCT